TATCAAAAGCTTGGTGGTAATCTATCGGATACGATGGGTACAAGAACCAATGTTAATTTCATCGGTAAAGGTGAGCCTGACATGTTGAAGATGGATTTAAATCCTGAAGCTCTTGGAGTTTTGCCACAATCAAAAGCTATCGAAGAATTAAAAGAATCTGTAAGTTTTGCAACTGCAGGTAAACTAAATGACTTACAAGCTAGTAAGTTATTAGAAAATATGTCTAAGATGGACAACTTCTATAATCCAAAAGAAGTTGCGAACATTACAGATCTTGCAACAAAAACTACAGGTTTAGATAAAGCTGGATTAATGTCATTAAGACAAGGAGGAGATCCAACTAAATATAAAGTTGGTGATCCAATTACTTCCGAAAATTTTGGAGCAACAGGGTTAGCACCAGATCTACCACCTCCAGGTTCACGTGGTGGACCAGAAGATATTGCAGCTCCATTTACAGGTGCAGGTTTAGAAGCAATCAAAAATGTTAAAGGTAGTAATTTAATTATAAATGACATCGTAAATAAAATTTATTCAAATGCAGGTGTTGCAGAAAATGCTCAACCGGTAGTTAGAGCAAATGCAAGAGATTTTTTAAACAGAATAAAAAATTTAAGTGACGAAGTAGAAGGCACAACTTTATCTGATATTATGGAAGCAGATGATTTTAAATTTATGACCGAAGGTGGTGGCGGTGGTATGGGTGATCCATTCTTATTAGTACAAAAATATTTTGGACCTAAAGTTGCAGCAGCCGTTGCAAAACTAGATACACCAAATGATATACAACTATTTGCTGAAAGATTAATTAGTGTTAAAGACAAAGGTGGCAGAGGAGTTACTGACAGATTCTTTGATCCTGAGTCTGTTGACATTTCTGATTTTGAATTTGCAGATGGTGGACGTGTGCCTTTTATGGCTGGAAGACTTGTAGGTAAAGCATTAGGAATGGCCATGAGAAGAAAAGCTTTAGAGCGAGGAACTGGTGAAGGTTTTGCTGCCGTTGAACAATATGGTATTACCGGTAGAGATGTTTCTCGTTTATTTGCAGAAATTGCTTCAGACAAAAGTTTAGTTGGTAAAGAAAAAACTGCATACATGAAATTAGTAAACGAAGTTTTAAAAAATCCTGAAAAGTATCCAGATGAAATATTACAGATTCAAAAGAAATTAGGAATCGAGATTGATGATATTGGCATGAAGAGTGGTGGCCTAGCTAAGATCTTGGAGGTTTAATGATATTACTTGGAAACGTTAAACCATATGGAACAGGTGGTTCTTGGTTTTTTAAATACGGAGATAAAGAAGTTGGTAATTACGAAGAAAAAACTTTTTTAAAAAATGATTATGGATCTTCTGCAAAAGCAAAAGCAGCGGCTCTTAAATATCAAAAAGACCTAAAGTTACAGAAAAGATTAAAAGATAATAGCTCGATAGGCAAAAAAGCAAAAGAGTTAGGTCTGACGTATGATGAGTATGTATCGCTTCCAGCAAAAGAAAAACAAAAATTAACAGTTAAAAAGTATGCTGATAAGCAAAGAGCTGCAAAAGAAGCTGCTGGAGGTTTTGAACAAAGTTTTACTCACAAAGGTAAAACATACACATTACCTACAAGATTTGCTAAAAAAGATATTCCAACATTAAAAGATTTTTTAAAAAGTTTTGATGAATGGAAAGAAGGTGGTGCTAATTTAAAAAGTTATAACACTATGCCATCTAGAGTTAAATCTATGGCTGCAGCTAAAAAAGTTGGAAAGAAAACAAGTAAGTTTGATAATAAAGAAGGAAATGTTTGGAGACGATTAAGAGATTATGCAAAAGGTTTACCACCAACAGCAGGTCGATCTGGAACAGGTGAATTATATAAAATTTTTTTTGATCAATTAAAAATACCTAAATCACAATTAGATACAATTAAAAATTTTGATTTTGAAAATATCCAATCAGGTAAACAAAAAGTAATTACTAAAGCAGCGCAAAGAAAAGATTTAGGTAATCCTTTAGTTACTAATGTTATCGATGTTGTAAGAAAAAACCCTGATCTAACAGAACAAGAATTGTTTAGTGGTGTTCGTAAATTATCAAAAAAAACATTAAGCAATGGAGAAATTGTTACGGCTGCTGTGCAAGCTCATCGTGGTGCAACTTTACGATTACTTAAAGAAGCTAGAAAAGAAAAAATCGGAGAGTTTCAATTAAAAAATATACAGAAATTTTCTTCTGAAGATTTACCTCCAGCATTAAAGGTAATTTATAATTTATTTCCAAATAAAGTTGGTAGAGATTTTTCCACAACAATTAAAGATTTTTATAAAGATAATCCTACTCTTAGAAAAAGAGCTTTAGATAAATTACAGGCTTATGGTAAAATTAGATCTGAAGTACAAAAAGTTTTAAGAGAAGGTGGTGTTAAAATTGGAGGCAAAGGACCAGGTAAAGCAGCTTTTCAATTTGATCATCCTATTTCATTTGCAGCCTTAGAAAGAAGCGGAGATATTGCAGGAGCAATTAGAACAAATCCTGTTGTTGGTGATGTCAATCAAATCAAAGGACAATTTTTAGATAGAAGATTAAATGTTTTACAAAATGCTATTATACGAGGAGAGGATGTTAAAGAGAATATAGCAAAAGTTGAAAAATTAAAAAACATAAACCAAACATTATTTGGAGATTTAGCTGGAGATTTTACAATTGATGACAAAGGTATAATTAAAGTTAAAGATTATGGCGCACCTGAGATACTAGATGAGCAATACAATATTGCTAAAGCTTTACAAAAAAATTTACCACTAGGAGGACAGATAAAAAGAACTCTTGCAAGTGGTGCATTAACTTCAGAATTAGAAGAAGTTTTAGGTAAAAGTTCTGCACAAAAATTTATTACAAGTTCACAGAAGTTGGTTGAGTTTGCAAAAAAAGATACAAATAAAATTTGTAAAATATTTGGTAGAGTACCGCTACAAGCTGGTGGTCGAGGTTGTGCAACACAAATGGAATTAGCTTTAGAACAAGATCCAGTAGGGACAGCAACCAAAATTCAAAACTTAAAACCAGAGGGTGGAGCAGTAAATAGAATTAAAGGGGTTGCAACAACTTTTTTAAATTTTGCAAAATCACCAGGCGTAAAAACATTTGGTATCGGTGCTGGTGTTGGAGCTGCAATAGGATTAGTCAAAGCATTTAGAAACGATGATCCAACAACTTATTTATCAAATGAAGATCAACAGAAAAATATGTTGGTTGATATGGCGACACAACCTATATCTCTTGATACAGAAAGACCTGCAATATTAGATTATCAACTGCCAGCATTAGGTGCATCTTTAGTTGGTTCAACAGCACTTGCTGCACCATCAACAATTAAAGCAAGCAAATCAAGATCGTTAGGTATTGAAAGAAAACCACCTGGTATAGCTAAAACAGGTCTAAGAGTTTTAGGCAGAGGATTAGGAGTTGCAGCATCACCTGCATTACTGGCACCTTTTGCAGCTGGAGATATTGCAAGTCAAATCGCTGAAGGAGACTCACCTGCAGATATTGCAACAAATCCATTTAACTATTTGTATCCTGCATTTGCAGATCAGACACCAAAATTAACAAGAGGATTAAGTCCGACGCTTAGAAAGTTTGCAAGACTAGGTTTAGGAAGAGCTGCATTAACAGGACTTTCAAGAGCAGGTATAGCTGGACTTGGTGCATCTTTAGCAATACAAGGATTAGGATTATTAGATGACTAAAAAATTAACAACTACGATACCACCAGAGAGAGGCCCTCACCCACAAGGGTTGAATGTTCCCGGAAAAAAGACTATAGTGGTGTCGAACTCGGAGAAAAATAATGTCAGAAATAGACAAGTCTTTACCAAACGTAGAGCAGGAAATAAAATTACCTAGCGAAGAAGAGATCGTAGAAGCATCTCAAGCAAACATAGAAGAACAAGTTGGACCAGAAGACGTTCAAATAGAACAAGCAGAAGACGGTAGTGCCACAATTACTTTTGATCCAGAAGCTATAAACCAACCAGGCACAAATGATCATTTTGATAATTTAGCAGATTTATTACCAGAAGAAGTTTTAGGACGATTAGGTTCTGATCTTTATGAAAACTATACACAATACAAAGCGTCTAGAAAAGATTGGGAAGATG